TAAGGAGGGAACCTCCTATATAAAACTTAGAGGCGTGCGGAAGACCGAACAATGACGCGCACGCGTGCTAGGCCGCCTCTAAGCTAATATTACCTTAGAGGCGGTACTGCCTACTAGCATCGCTAGAAGGCAGTCGCTGGGTCTAAACCGGACGCAGCGCTTTAGCGCGGAGTCTGACTCGCAGCACTAAAGAATAGAGTGCGGAGAGAAACTAGGATGACGCGCCGCCTGCAGGGCGACGCGGCACTCATAACTTTGGGCCAAAGGGGCCAACGCCAAGATGGCTGAGAAAAAATTGCCGCGAGCCCGAATTTCCAATGAGGGTCGTGTGGCGATTAGCCTCCTTCAGAGCAATTTTTTATTAGATTTGCCTGACCCATTCCTCAGAATAAGGGTCATAGATCAGCCCAGGGGATAGGGCTGGAGACCTCGGTAGGGGATCCTCGAGGAAACCGAGAGGTAAGTCATCTAAGAGAGGGGGTGAATCAAGCGTAGCGGTAGATTCGGGGGCCTTCTCGATGCGGATGACTTCTCCAGATGGCACATTGACTATCTGGATCCGGTCCAGGAGCGGAGCGAGCTGGGACGGCATCACCTTGTGATAACATTCCTCGGGGTGAAAATTGGACAGAATAAGGACAGGGAGGATATCTCTCTTAATAAGAGGAGGAGCATTTCGCCGCGAGAGGGGGGTGGGATCACCCGACAAAATCGGGTTGAGTTCCGTGATCATCTTTTGAGAGCGGTACTCATCAAGCACTATAAGATCAAAAGCACCATCCGAATACCCATCCCACCACTTCTCATCCCTCGGCCAATAATAGATCGAGAGATTAAAAACGGACTCGAGCATCAAAATCAGAGAAGTCTTCCCCGCTCCCGGACTGGCTTTGATCCACATCTGAGCCTGTCTGTGAGCCCTCTTCTGCCTGATATTTTTGGACAGCCATCCAGCAATCTGACGATTCCAAACGGAAGAGTAACGCTCGACAGGTTGAACAAATACCTTCGTCTCCTGGGCCATCGCAAATTCGGAGCGCCTCTTCTTCAGCTCTAAGAAGTTGGAGTAAAGGCGGACCTTCTGCAAATTTTGGACGAGATATGACGCGTGCGTCTCGTCCAAGGAATCCAAGCAATTCCGCTCCTTCAGCAGTGAAACAATCTTCTCCGCTAGAGAGTCCTTCTTCTTCGTCGCTAAGAAGTCCGCGAGGGAGAAGGTCTCGTCCGGGAGGGGTAGGTAATTCCCCTCCTTCATCACATACTCGTAAGCCTTCTTGACCCCTCCAGTGAATCTCCCCGAGACATTCGGGTGCTTGAGTGCGAGCTCGTCGAACACTCTCGCGTCCCGAGTACTCAACGGACGAAGCAGGCTGAAAGCCGCGTGAAGATGAAAGTTCCCGTCTTGATGACATTCTCTGGAAACTACGCCGTGTGCGATTCCGATGTTTCGGTTACGAAAGAAGGTGACGATGTTCGAATGAAATTCGGACAGAGGATAGTCACACTGGGGGACCGTTAAGAAGATAGATTTAGAATTGAGTTGAAATTTGGGGGCAGCAGCCATACAATGGATGCAGCTACCAAACCGTTCTTTCCGAAAAGAGAACCCTTAAAATAATATAATAAATAGAAAAAAAGAAAAAGTTCAATTCCGTTGAATTTTTTCATTGGCTGCACCTATGTTAGGAGAGCAGCTATAACTTTTATACTAATGGAAGGAGGTTCGCCAGAACCTGTGAGAATGGGAACCATGCAATTCCCAAGCATAAGCTGGCAAGTAGAAGTGAACATTCGCATTACTGGGAATCAAAGATTTCTAGTAATCCTGTACTTTAATTTTAAATAAAAAACTGAAATAAAAAGAATCTTTGCATAACTTATGATAGAGAAAGACGAAAATAGAATGAAGTGGAATTTGAGTCTTTAATTAATTAGTAGGGATACCAATCCCTCCACCCAAATTGACTATCAAGAAGTCTTTCAAGCTCTGTCGTCCTTCGAATGAAACGAGATCGTGAAGGAGGAGGAGGCAGCGAAGCCTCAAGAGTAGACGTAAGTCGTTGCTCTTGTTCCCATTCATCGTAGATGGATTGGATCTTGGCTTGCTCCTCGTCGTGATCCCAGAAGGCTTGGCATTCTCGGCACCGTGGCTGTTGGACACACACGTGAGCTTCTGGAGGATCACCTGGGTAGAATGCTTCAAGACACATGTCGCAGATGCATCCAAGATCTTGAGTACAAGGGTCGGGATCCTCGTCGTTATCAGAGAGAGGAGTAGGTGGTGGCAAAGAATGGCCAAAATAGAAACGAATTGTCCTAGACATGAGAGAAAAAAACTGAGATAAAAAGAAACAGCAGCGTAACTAATATAGCTGCCAGTTGGCCATCAAAAAAAAAGCAAAAAAAATAAAAAAATAAAAAGTTCAATTCCGTCGATTTATTTGATTGGCTCTACAGTTATGAGTAGAGGGGTTAAAAACTTTTATATATATATAAGAGGTTCGCGAGAACCTGTGAATACTTTGTACTACCCCCTATCCACTAAAAGGCACCTCGGGGACAACGGTGCATAGCGCAGCGCCATAGTTCATTAATAAAAGTCGCCAAGCTTACGTGGATGCAGCAGCGAAGGCGGACGTGGAGGAGCGGAGCGAAGCGGAGCGTGCCGAAGGCCCGACACGTAGCCGAGCGGTGGCTGCGTCCAAGTAAGCCAGCCCAACTAAACCCTAAGGGACCAAAAAAGGACATTTATTTACACATCCGAATAACGGATTCGGCAAGAAGCGGAGAAATCAGGCGAAGCCACAGTGATGCCACCGAATTGGGCAACAAACATCAGGATAGATCCCGTGGTGATGTCACCAATGGTCCCAGCGTTCCCCTCATTGAACATCGTCTCCAGATTGAGCGGCTTGTAGATGATGTCAGCAACCTGAAAATCATTTTCGACCGAGACTGGAGCACTGATGTGATCACAGAGAGTAACGAACCGATCACGATTGGACAGATTGTTTGGAGAATTGGCAGAGTCAGTCAAAAGGATGTCCGTGATACCAGCGGTGTTTGTGTTAGCCTGTTTGTCATAGACAATCAGGATGCGAACAGGGCTCCCACCAACCGACGTCGGCGCCAACTTGTTTTGGTAGCGGATAAGCATCGATTTGATGGTGACCTTCCGACCAATGCGCTGAGAGGCGGTAGATCCAGGGACTAGTCCATTCAGAAGGGTGGCGGCGGTGAAGGCAACGGAACCGGCAGGAGGATCAGAAGAGAACGAAGTGTCAACGAATTTGAGCTCACCCATCCTAGAAGGGTTGGCCCATCCACCAACCCGGATCGCTTGTTGGGCAACAGGCCCGAGAGAAGATTGGGCACTGATTGATTGTCTCATAGCATTGAGCATAGCGGACTGCACTTCGCGTCCCACGTACACTCTACGTTTGGTAGAAGAAGCCGGCGAAGCATAAGCTCGCTTGGGTCGCTTACTCCCACCTTGAAGTCGAGAATCATGAACGGGCATTTTAGCGGAGTAGTTAATACAAGAGGGGTGTTACGCTGATGTGTCAAGCGAAGCGAGAGTCGATACGTCAGAGTAACTGAGAGTGGGGAAACTAAAAAAATAACGAAAAAATAAAAAAAAGAAAAAAGTTGCGCACTAAAGAACATTAAATCATTTAAGGAGGGAACCTCCTATATAAAACTTAGAGGCGTGCGGAAGACCGAACAATGACGCGCACGCGTGCTAGGCCGCCTCTAAGCTAATATTACCTTAGAGGCGGTACTGCCTACTAGCATC